AAGTCGTCAATAAGATTGTATGCTTCTGGTGATGATATTATTATATCATCACCAAAAAGAGAGGCATTCTTATCTAAGGTACTACTGAGTGCGTACAGGATCAGGCTCATCAATTCAAAGGTAAAACCGTTGCCCATACTGGAAACCTTGTTGACAACGTAAAAATTGCCATCGAGTCCCAGTGTCATAGATGACCGCGCTTGTTCAATTAAATTGAATACGCGTACGGGCAGCAAATATTTTACCAAATGTAATGATATGCGATCGCTCGCATTTTTAAGGTCGATTGTCGCAACATTACTATTGCTTATCATACTTCGGTGTTTATCTGCCAAAGTATTTAAATCGACTCCAACGTCGAATAAACAACGTCGGATGCCTAAACCAATACGTCTCTGGGTAAGAATATTAGCCAAAGGTTCAACGCAGATAGGCCTGTCCACAAGATTATTCTTGGGAACAGTATGAAACCTATTACCGTTTACAACCTTGGTTAGGGCTAAAACCTTAAATTGGAAAATCTCTTTAGCAGGATTAGGTTTATTTTTGTACCTTTCCCACAAAAGGAAATTTGTCCTTTTTAAGTTTAACCCTAACTTGGTTAACAGCCTAACGAATCTCTTTTTCACCGCTACCTTAAGGGCATGATGCTGGTAACAGACATCAAACCATAAAGGTAGATTGTCGGGAGTGCAGGTCCAACTTGAACGAGAGAGCTTTGATTCAATAGAATTAAAGCCCCTAGTCGGGTCGAACTCGCTACCATTAGTAAAACTAACGGTCCCTAATTCGAATCCTCTAAGGATTCCGGCGATTTTGATTTTCGCGAGGGCCCAGTTGGGCTTATAGAGGCCGCTCGGCCTGAGTTGAATGTCAGACTCGATCCACTCTCTCCATGCATTTTCACGACGCATGGATCGGAGGACGTTGTCTGGTTGCTCGAATTTCTTAAGGAATCGCTTAACGGCGATATCTTGAGCAGTAGAGCCATCAAAAGTAAGATGGTGATTACTGAGAGCCAACTGAACAGCACGGATTGTGCCTTTAACATCCATTTCAAATTACCTCCTTACACAGCCGCGACGATAACCGGCGCGGATGTGGGGTCGAAACCCTTAAATGCGTTCTGCGTGTCCCAGGCTTGTACCTGGACAGCGAACGAATTAATAATTTGTGTAATTCGAGCGGCACTTAAATTCGCCCCGCTTACGCGGAATCGAATTGAGATGGCATCAGATGCACTCACTCCATCAGCAACCTCAATGGGATTATTATCATTATAGATAATTTCCGTGAGGTAGTTCTTAACAGAAACACCATTAAGAACTTTGTTGGTGGAAGTGTTTCGAAACCTAACAGTCATGTCAGGT